AATTAATAAATTATAGGCCCACAGCGGCTAAAATGACTCGATTATTCGATTCTTACAACGGCGTTAAACCTCCTGGAAGTGTCGCGTGGTTAGAGCGAACCTATGGTAAACAAAACAGGTCCAAATACATAGCGTACAGACTAGGCAGAACAAAGGTTGATCTTTTACATGGCGAGTGGTTAAAACGTCCTTTATCAGCGACAGTAACTACTATTAACTCAGAAGCCATGAGTGCTAAAATGGCACAAATGGATTTTTTGGTGGGGGCTATGATTGCTAAGCCTGAACTCACTGATTTAAAGGCAAAAGCAGGTTTGGACGTGATGGAAGGAGTGCCTATCCCTGATAGTCCTGAAGACCCAATTTGGGAAAAAATGTCCCCAAAAGATAAATGCGAGGATATTATGCAGATAATGCTTGACAATCAAATTATCGATTTGGATGTTAAGAAAAAGCTGGGTGATGCAGTGATGAATTGTATAATCACTAATAGGTGTTTTATGCAAGTGGAGAGGGATCAAACTGGCGAGGTGAGACTACATAATATTGATCCACGCGATGCTATTTTTGAAGAGATTGAGGATGACGATTTTTTAGAGCGTAGTCCTTTGATGGGGTGTCGCCGCACTATGCCATTGCACGAAGTATTAATGCGCTATGAACTTACTGAAGAGCAGAAAAACACATTGGAGAATGCCCGTCAAAACTTCTCTGCTTATGAGGGAGTAAACGGCTTGGGCCGCGGGTATATGAGGCTTACTAATGGTGAGATCATGTGTGATGTTATTCACATAGAATGGAAATCAGTTACGCCCGAGTATTATAAAAGGGTTAAGAAGAGCAAAACCCAAATGGCTTTTGATGGGCCTGACGATTCTGACACCATTGATCTTGAAATGAACCCTATTAAATATGAGAACAACAAAGCCTTTCACGACAAAATGGTGGCCAGCGGTGAATATGAGATTGTTGTGAAGTATAGGGAAGAGGAATATGAAGCTACCCGTATTGGAGGGTTAGTTGACACGAATATGCGCAGAACATATTTCCAGAAGCGCAGTGTGGACAAGCCCGCTCACATTATGAGTAGTTCTTATTTTGGGTATATACACGGTCGTAGAAGTGGCATTACAGTGTCTTTACAGCAAATGATAGAGAACTTTGATAATATGTTTGATATATGTATGTATCAAATATTAAAAGAGTTGGCGCGCGCTAAAGGCAAGGTGTTGACATTTGATAGGGCCGCGCTACCAGTGAACAGGAAAGTGAAGGATGTTATGTATCAAGCATTTAATGATCAATTTATTGATTATGACTCAACTGCTTCTGGTAATTTTTCTCAGACTAGACTAGATCCGGCTAGTATGTTCAAAGAGTTTGACCTTGGTCTTAGCGAATCCTTCCAATACCTGCTTAAAATGAAGCAGGACATTATTAATACGCTTAATCAAATTTCGGGTATTAATGAAAGTAGGCAGGGTCAGACCGCCGCGAGTTCAACAGCCATCAATGCCCAAACAGATATTGCCAATTCTCGCAACATAACAGAAGCCCTTTTCTATGGACTTCACTTGTTTATGAATCGCGTAATGAAGGGCATAGTGGATAGCACCGCTATATCGTGGGCGTTTTATAAACTTGAAAAGGGAGAGCATATTCTTGGCGTTACCAAGTTCAAATTTTTGCAATTAACCAAGGAAATTGGATATAAGGACTACGGAGTAAGCGTTGAAGACGGTGGCAGATACACTGAGATTAAGAACGAAATTAAGCGTTTAATGGAGTTTTCTCTTAATGCTAAGGAAATTAGGCCTATGGACGCGCTAAACGTTCTATTGTCAAATACAGTGGCCGAGATGAAGACTAAAATGGAGAATAGCTGGATCGAAATGCAAAAGGCCATTCAAGTGCAGAATGAGCAAAGCAATCAGGCCGCGGCGCAACAACAGCAAGCTGCTTTACAGACACAGATTCAAATAGCCACTGAAAACCGAGAAGACTCTCAAAACGCTAAGAAAGAAGAGATAGTATTGAAAGGTCAGGTTCAAAAAGAAGTGGACAATAACAAGGCTCGAAACGATATGTACAAGGGAGCCATGGACACTGAGGCTGACATTTTATCAAATTTCGACCCCGCTACTTGAAAAATTTCGCAAGGTTGCGTTTTTGTTGTTAAAATTATATATTTGTATTTAATATTTAACATTTAAACGCATGTCTCAAGAAAAGAATACAGCCACCGAGATGGTGGAAGCAAATTGGGATGCTCTTATGATGGACCCCGATATGGGCGATCCTAATTACAAAAGAGAGGAACCCAAGCAAGAAGACGCTACACTAAAAGATGTAGTAGAAGAGGATAAAGAAAAGGTAGACCCGCCTGCCGAACCGGAAAAAGAGGTTAAGGAAGAAAAGCAAGACACGGCCAAGGAAGAAACTAAAGAAGAGGCCAAAACGGAAGAAGAGACTGAGGATGAAATTCAGTTTTCCGTAGACGAAATCCCCGGAGTTCCCAAAACTTACAAAGAAAATTCTTTTCAGGACATCGCTCAAAAGATGGGCGTGGAAATCCCTGAGGATAATTTTGACGTGTTTAAGGAGCAATTTGTTCCTAAAACCGAAGTGGAAAAGATGGTGGTTAAAAGTAAGGAGGATTTGTTCTCCACTTTAAAACCGGAAGTCGCCACAGCGCTGGAATTACTGGAGGCCGGAGTGCCCGAGAATCTTATTCTTGAGCCAACCAAAGAACTTGACACTTATTTAGCAATGGAATCCGTTGATTTAGTGAGAGCTGAGTATGCCACAAGGCCGGGTTGGACCGAGGACATGATTAACACTGAAATTGACAGTTTAGTAGAATCGGGGAAAATAGATCACGAAGCCTCAAAAATACGTGTACAATTAGAGGCGGATAAAAAAGTGATCTTAGAACAAACAAAAGAAATTTTTCAGCGACACACTGAAGGAAGAAAGCAAGCGGAACTAGCGCGAGTGGAGCAGGAGCGTAACCAAACAATAGAAGCGTTGAACAAGGTTCCAGCGTTTATGGACGTGAAAATTCCACAGAACGTTAAAGACGCCCTTGTAGCGAAGTATCGCAAAGGCGAGTACGACAAGGAGTTATCTTCCCCACAGGCGCGCGCTGAATTTATAATTAAGAAGGAATTAGAGGCGCAAATCGCTAAGCATCTTCGGAACAAGGTTTCCGAAAAGGTCAAGAAAGAAGCCACTGATAAGCTCTTAAACATCCCACCTGTTAAAGCAGCAGGGGGAGGGGCCGTGAAACAGCCTGCAAGTGAAGACAATTGGGGTGCCATCGAGAAAGACTTTGGAAGTTAAAACAAATCTCAAAAAACTAAAAACCTAAATTATGGCAACATCTCACCCAGGTAGGATCTCCATTAACACCGGTACGTTCAGTGAAGACACCTGTACCGTTAACTTTGATCTTATCAAAAATCAGGCCACCAAGCCTGCAATTCGTAATATGCTGGAGTATGCTAACCGCCGGGCGCTTACCACCCTGTTGGTGTCTGGAGTAGTTACTCCATATGGCATCGATAACCGTGAAAAAACAAAAATCCCTGAAGTAAAAAGCAAAGGTAAAGGCGTTGGAGCTAATGCTTATCGCTTTGACGTAATGGGTCGTATCGAAAAAGCATCTGAAATCCTGAAACAAGTTGGTCCTACCCAGCCTGATGGCTCTTTCCAGTTGCTTATGCGTGACAAGCACCTTGTTCCAGGAATGAACGCCTTGTTTTACACTGGTCGCTTCACCGCGCGTGTAATGAACTTCCCTACTGGAAGCACTGCCGCTGGCTACCTTTATACATTCAAATCACCTTCTGGCGATTTGTTTAGCTGGGCCACTCACGTAGCGCCTCAACCCGGAACTAAAACCTGTTTTGGTGCTTATACCTCTTATGGTGAAAAATCACTTCGTGGTTACGGTCGTGCTAAATTCCCTGACACCTTTACGAACCACATGACCATTCAACGTAAAACTGTTGCCATCTCTGGCGGTGCCGGTTCAAACGTTCTTTGGTACGAGTACGCTAACGAACAAGGTATGTCTAAAGGCTGGATGTATCAGGAAGTTGCGCAGGCACAAGCTACATTCGTTGTAGAAAATGAACGCAACAAGTGGTTTGGTGTATCTTCTATGAAGAACGCTGACGGCACTATCCGCCCTGTATCTAACTTGCTTGACGAAGAGACTAGTTTGGAAATCATTCAAGGTGACGGCTGGGAAGAGCAAGTGGCTGGCGGCAACGTAGCTTATGGTTCAGGTCTTAACGGCGAATGGACTGAGGACGATCTTTCTGACATGATGAAACAGCTCGAAAAGAAATCCGATGCTATTTCAGGTCTCACTTGGATTGGTGTAACCGGAACCGATGGTTATGCTAACGCTCAGAAAAAACTCGTGAACCTTGCGGGTAACCAAAACATTCAGTTCTTCAACCAAGTTGAAAAAGACGGTCGCCCAGGCGGTCCTCTTGTGGATGTGGGGTATAACTTTGCTAAGTTTAACGTGAATGGCAACTCCCTGATTATTGTTAAACACCCGCTGTTTGACGATGAACTGGCGTTCCCTGAAAAAGGTGCTGACGGCGGTCTTATCCTCAGCTCTACTTTGTTCCTTATGCAACTTGGTTCAGGCGCTAACCTTAACATGGAAATCCTGTGTAAAGAAGCAAATGGACTGAAACGCGACGAGGTAATTGCTAAATTCAATGGCATGACCGGTTCTTCTGAAATGAGTGTTTCTGAAGAAGATGCTATGAAATACGCAATGCTTAAAGAGGATTTGATGGTAATTTACAACACTCAAGAGTGTGGTATTATCTATAAGTCCTAAACCAAACACAAATACGGGGGAATGGCATGTAGCTGTTCCCCTTTTTTAAAAAACAAAAAATAGCGAGATGCAAGCAGTAAATTTTTTCAACTTATCGACAGTCACAAGGACGGGTGAGGGTATTGCCAAAGAGGGCGTACATTACAAAATCATTAAAGACGGTAACGGTACAGAGTATCGTATTGCCAACTTTGAAAATCCAGATATGTGTCCACGGACAGGTATTGTAGAACTTATTCCAATGCGCTTATCACAGCGCCACGCCAACAGGATTGGATTTAGGATTGTGCATGACCGAAAGATGGGCATTATTTGGGGTATTCCTACAGGGATTGACCCTGAAACAAAGAAATTACAATTTCAAAAGATTGACCTTGTAGATTCTGAAACATTTGATCTTAGCGATGCTGAGCAGGCTATGAAGTGGGCGTGCGTTAAAAATTCATTTTTTGTGGAGGGCAGCCCTAATTTAAAGGGTAAGCCTAAATACAAGGTGCATGATGTTGAACGCGAGGCTCAGGAGTTTTTGTCTAAGCGCATCACTAAACGGAATGCTATCAATATTGCTGAGACTTTACAAGGTCAGGAATTAGTGGATATGGCTAGGGATTTGGGTATTGACCCGGGATCGCAGTCGGTGGTGACACTGCAAATGGCAGTGATTAAGAAAGCCGAGGATAATGCTGATTCATTCATGAAGGTGTGGGATAACCCTAATCGCCGCGAGACTACTATCTTTAATCGCGCTGT